CGCCACACATTAGCAACGAACTCCGAATCTAACTTCTTGTCGGAATCGGTTTGACTGTAATAGTACCACTCTTGAAGTCTATGGAAACTATTACCATCCCCAATTCCTTCAGATACTCTGCCATCTGTGTCAATTCCTTCTTTGTAGTCACTCACTTAACTCCTCCTAGTAAGGTTGATAATTCTGTTGGCCCGTGTTGTAGATAAAACTCATTGATGTCCATACCTAGTGGTAATTGTACAATATGTGAGTTGATAATCTCGCTTGCAACACGTTTAGAAAACTCTGCTCCTGGGTTAGTTCCATCCTCCTTTAAGTCATTATCTCCGACAACATAAACGGTATCAAAGCCCGTCATTAACTTAGCATAGTAAGGTTTCCAGGCTGCCACTCCTGGCACTCCCACTGCTGGGATGCCTAGAATCCCTGAGATGATTACTGCATCCAACTCACCCTCAGTAACAACTATATGTGATGAGTCTACTGCCACATCAGTCACATTGTAGAGGTGCAGTTTCTGTCCTGTTGGTTGCCCATACTTAGGCTTACCATCATCTAGTCTTCTAAACTTTACGCTGACTGCCATCCCAAGAGCAGTGATGTAAGGGATAGATAGCCAACCTTCAAACTGTTCGTGACCAGGGGCAGGATCCACTACAGTTCCCAACATAAACTGGTCTGCAACTTGCTTAGATATTCCACGTCCTTCGAGATACCCTAGCGTTGCCTCGTCTATGCTTTGACTGTAGCGTGTGACCACTTCCAGTAACAATTTCGATTGCTCGTTTGACTGCATCTTTGAACTCCAGATTCTCCTTCTCCATCACAATAGCGACGGATGACCCACCCTTACCGCAAGTATGACAAAAGTATAAGTTGTCATACGTATTCATTACTGCACTACGCCTTGAGTCATCGTGTATACAACACTTGACGCTGGCGCTCTTGCCCTCTCTTACTTCTCCACCATAGTAGGAAACTATTACTGCTACGGGGATTGCGTCTGCATCAACGGAGGCTTTTGACCTCTTAGTACGAACCACCCTGGACCAGTCTTGTGTTGGCAAGCGCAGTCTCCTTTACATTTATCGTGGAACTCTTTAGCCATATCAGTCTTGCCTATAGTGTTGTGATGACCAGCCCACTTACAACTACTGCAAATCATTCTTGTTCCTTCTCTTCTACCTCCGTTGGTTCTTCTGGAAGTGTTTGCTCTTCCAAAACTTCTGGTGTAGTAAAGATTTCACTGCTGGTTATTTGTCCTTGTGGTACTGGCATTTTCTATCCATTTCTCTAGGTTCTGTATTACCCAAGCATCTTCTATGCTACCTCTACGCCTTTTCACTATGACGAAGGCTGGAGGATCAACCACAAGCCCCCGCGCCTTCGCATAGTTGGCTGCCTCAGCCTGGGCTTCTGCCCAGAACTGCGGAAGATCTAATGACTTTCTATTCTTACACTCCAAAATATAGGTCTGACCTGCGATTATGGTGACAATATCACCTTCATCATTGGCCCCAGCCTTGGCAAGTCTTTCGGCGAAGTGACCTAGTTTTCGTAGATGCTTCATCACATCTGTCTCAAACTTAGAACCCTTAGCCTTGTTGTAACTACTCAATGTCTCACCTGCAAATTAGAATGTAGGTATGCCCTTCCTTGCGAATCGGAATCACCTATCTGACACGCAGCAAAGTTTGTAAAGAGTGTTGCCCACCGTGAAGCATCAGCGTAGTGAGGACCAAACCGATTCTTCACGGCAGCAACCCGAAGCATTCCTTGGGAGGGGTCATAACCAAGGGTCAGAATGATGGCAGGTAATTGACTTACCTTACCGTGTATAGCACGACGAGGAGGGGGCATCGTGGGAGATCCATACTCACTCTGTTCTGATACGTGATGAAGCACTAGCACACAGGCTTCGGTCTTGCGTGCCATATCGTGTAACTCCATCATAATTGCACGTAGTCCAGCCCATTCATTATCTGTCTCGGCTGCTACATTCATTAAGTTATCTATCACTATAAGTTCAGGTGCAATTCCATACAGTTCGATGTATGCCTTTATCTCCATCTCGATATCATCGAGTGACGGACTGGAGTCAAAGACCCACTGTATGTTCTGCATCTTAGAAAGATACTCTTGATAGTAACGTGAGTTGTTCTGCAAATTAGTTTCAACTGTCAGTTGTGAATGACCTGACAGATGAGCAGCAGTACGAATCATTACAGTTGCAGTATCTGTATCTGCTGAAAAGAAAAGCGTTGGGATATTTGCCTTGATTGCATAGACCAAAGCAAACATAGACTTGCCAGCATTGGGTGCAGCAGCAACCATACAGACTTGTCCTCTTCTGAATTTTACATTGACATCAGCGGAGTTAAGAGACTTCCATACATCAGGCAGTGGCGTGGCTTTAATGTTAGTAGATTGCCACGCACGAGAAAGCCTAAGCACCTCTCTCCTCCCTTTCTTCTTTTGGTAAAACTATCCCACGTTTTCTTCTAATTATCCTACGCTGATTAGAAGTGAGTCCTCCCCACATTCCATAGCGTTCTTTATTGATTCCCCATTCGGCGCATTCAGTTCGGTGACGACAGTTTCCACAGATACGTTTAGCGAGATTGACACCTTCGTATTTTCCGTTACCAGATATATCTTCTGGGAACCAGTATTCGCCATCAACTTCCGCACAGAGAGGACTTTCGTACTCTCGTGGGTCACGCACGAAGTTATCGAACCCAGATTGCGTCGCACTTGTCAGGAGCACCCTTTGGTGCAGCACACATCCAAGCACGCCAAGGACCTTTTGCTCCGTTACCAGTTCTATATTGCATCTGACCGTGCCTACATTCAGGAGTCTGACCTTCGACTACCTGTGGTTTTGCTGCTGGTGCAGCAGTTGATACGGGCGCAGGAGATGAAGAGCCTTTGTAAGATTGGACAACACTTCCAATGAGTGGTGAAAAGTCCTGCGCTGTATTTAACAGCGACTCTAGTTCCTCCTTGCTTGAAGCGTATAAGTTAATCAGCGTTTGATCTGCTGAATAAAAACTTACTTGAAACTTTGTTGATTCTGGTGCAGCCATTTACTTACCTCCATTGTGTTTGATTGAAAGGCGCAGACTTTCTTTGCTTTCGATTGTTGGAACAAAGCCGAGAAGTTCTTCGACCTTTTCCTTATTAACTTGTTTGGCACCAGCCACGGTAGACCAACGAACTTCTACTCCTGTGTCAGTGACACCCACCACTCCAGTAAGTTCTTCTTTCAAAGATTCCTTCTGTGTTGTGAGATCCTTTATTTGATTGTCTATCTGTAGATACTTCAATGCTTTAGTAGCAGTATCTGAATTGTCTATCAATGGTAATTCAGTTTTTGTACGTTCTTTTTTTAGACCAACGCATCCCATCTCACCCGATGAGTCGTAGTATTTACAATAGAACTTACAGTAACTCTCATCCTTCTCAGGCTCTGGTGGAAACTCTGATTGCTTCACACCTTCTAACCAAGATAGGGCTTCAAGCGCGATGGAAGAATCGTACTTCTCTGAGTGGACCTTTACATCGCGCTCGTCACCGTCTCGTGGTATTGCCACAAGATGCACATTGTGGACCTTCCCCAATCCACTTTGTTCTATTAAGTATCCGTAAGTATGTACTTGCCAGCGTTGTTGCTGGCTTGGAAAATAAGCGAGGTTCTTCAACTTCACTGTTTTCCAATCAACTACATCGCCTGTCCCAGGAATGTAGAGATCTACGTGGGCCTTCATCCCATTATGTTCTACGCTCTGCTCTAGTAGAACTTCCTTGTTGTTTGATAAAGCCTTTTCTATGGTGTCGTGGATAGCAGTTCCCATAATTGCAGCCAACTTCAATTCATTTTCATTAGTCTCTGGCTGGTTATTAAGTTTATACCAAACCTTACGACGGCAACCACCAAGTTCTGATGGTCCGATCTGGACCTGCGTAGAACGTGGTCGTTTATTTTCTTTTTCGTAGAGAGCCTTGATTAGTAAATCTTTTACATCCATTTGTATTCTTCCCACCTAGTGATTGTAATGCGAAAGAATATCAGATTGATTACAAATATCCTAGCAATAATCTGCAAAGGCAGATCTTCGTATTCTCTGTAGTAATCAATACCTAAGCCCCAATTACCAACGGAACCATTGGTGACATTCATAGTCCATCTGTCTCTCATATAATCCTTTCCTGAATGACACATTGAATCGGAGGACAAGTATTGATGTCAAGCATTGAAGCAATCTGAACGGCTTTCTCGGCGTGTTGCTCTACATTACCAATAGTGAGACGACCCACACGATCATAAAGATAACCGAGAGCATAAGCACCGCCACTACCAATTCCATAAATCTTGTGGTCAGATTTGATAAATGATAAGTCCGTCGCGATATGGAATACATTCCCATTAAACGCGACAATGTAGTCGAACCCTGATTCTTTATCTTTCGCTGCTTCATAAGGTTCATATCCATTCTCTTTGAATGCCGTGAGTATGGACGGCATAACCTTCTTGCCCATCCACTGCACGGGATCTGAGCCCTTATAGACGGGCGGAGTCCAGTTATAGGCAAGGATATCTCCTGGCCTAGCATCACCGACAAGACCTAGCAGGTACTTACCAACGTGAATAATCTTGGGTGTGGATGTACTAATAGTTCGCAGATTATCTTCAGTTATCTGACTGTCTGCTGCTATAACTGCTCTATCATCTAGTTCTATTGCTACTAATGTGGTCACTGAATAATAGTAATGGAGATACGGCGTGTCGCACCAGCGACACTCTGGTGGATTATTACAATATGAGCCGAAGGCGAATAAATGGCACCTGACGGTGCCGAGGCCGAAGGCCGAGAGGCGACCGACCTTAGGAGGGAGCCGTGCAGAGAATGTTGTTCCGTCTACTTCGGCTGCGAAAATATACACCCTTTCCACCGATTACTGCTGCTGACCTACGATCTCTAGGTCCAACCCACTCTTGCTCGTGTGGCTGTACAGTCTTTAATATCTATGCTCAGTTTGATGACTATAACATTTCGTGGTGGGCATTGGATGGTCAATGTGCTAACTGTGGAAACCTAGTCAAGGTTCCTTGCCCTGTAGATAAAGAAGAAAGTATTTAGGCAACAAAAAAAAGAGGCCCCACCCCGTTAGGGATGAGGCCTTCCTCGCAGCGCTCTTACAAATTACTTACTTTACAGCGTCGTACTTTCTTCCGAATTCCGCTTCAGTCTTATCAGCCCACTTGACGATAGGGGCAGTAAGACCACCGATTAGGATTGCGTATTCAGGCGCTAGGTCTGTTGCCAAGGCAATTCCCATAGTCGCTGCTGATGCAAGGACAGCACGGAGATAAGACTTGAAAGCAGCCTTAAACTCTTTGCTCTTGATTTTCTTTGCTAGTTTCTTCATTACTTTCCTCTCTTGAATAAGGACACAAACAAGGACTTCTTCCTAAGAGATTGATTCTTAGTAGCAGCCTTGGCTGTCTTCTTCTTAGGCTTAGAGGTCTTCGACTTTGCCACAGTAAGGGCATCCTTCGGAGTCCTCTTAGCCTTTTCCAACCAGGGAAACCAAGGACTGGTGTCCTTATCGTGCTCTTGCCTGATTGAAATGTGTAGATGACTTACGTGTTTATTTGGTCCTTCGTAAGCGCGGTCACCGTGTTCCTTAGACCAGATGCGCCCACTAAATATCAGGTATGAGACTCGCTTATCTTCCTTGAGTTTCTCATAGATTTTGCTGCAATCAATTCCGTTATGTGGATCGTGGGTCAAATCTACTGCGTGACCTGTGTTATGGTCAGAGTTAGGATTTGCCTTGATGTGAGCCTTGCTTGG